AGCAGGAGTTCGGACTCCAATCCGACCGGATCGCCGCCTACCGGCAGGCGTGCCAGGTGTTCGGATGGGATCTGGTCAACGCCAGTCGCCAGGCGCTGCGCAAAGAGGCCCCCAACTCCAATCCCGACTCCCACCGGCTGCACGGTCCGTTCGCCGGATTTTCTGACTGGGAAGACTGCACCTCCCAGCACTCTGACGCGAGTGACCCCGACGCGTACTGCGGCAAGATCTACCACCAGGTCTGGAAGGGCAGGGAGCGCAAAGGCGAGCCGCTGTCCAACTTCCAGGACAAGGAAAGCTCTCGCAAACATGGGTGGACCGGGTGGGGTCCCAGCCAGGTGAAAAGCCATCCCAAGGTGGCTGGGTGGGATTGGAACAACTACCTGGAAGCCTATGAGCGCCCCACCCCGGGCCGGTTCGCCTGTTCTTGCGGCGAGGAGCATGACATGCCCGGTCACCATGAATGCAAATGCGGTCGGCTCTGGAACGGATACGTCATCGGGACCGGCGGCTCCAACCATGAAGCGGCTGCCGAGAAGTATCTGGTGCGCGAGATCATGACGCGTCCGGACATGATCGTGGCCAGTATCACCGCGCGTCCCAGGCACGAGGCCGCTGGTGATCACGAGGCCACCGAGGACGACTGGCCCACCGAGCACCACCCGAAGACGCCCAACAAGGAGCACAAGATCCCGGGCGACTGGGCTTACCGCAGCCCCAAGGGCCGCTACGGTCCGCACCCGATGCCCCGGCGGCCGAGCCCGCAAACCCAACCAGCGCAGCTATGATCTCGACGGTTTGCTGGGGATGCAAGCGGCTGGCCGAGATAGTTCACACCGACCACCTCGGATTCGGCTATTGCGTCGACTGCGCTCCGCCACCCCGTGAGATTGAGGCCATTGAGTTCTTGTTGGCCACCCCGCCCTTCGAGAAAGGGGACCGGGTGGAGTGCCGCACCGGCGCCGAGATCTACGACGGCGTCGGCACCGTCGAGGACATGACCTTCGACTTCGAGCACGGCGGCTCCCTCGTCTACCCCGCGTTCCTGGTGAAGATCGACGAACCAGCCAACGAGTACAGCCCGGCCGAGGCGTGGTACACCGAGGTCTGCCTGACCAAGGTGGGTAAGAAGTGACCGCGCCGGGAGGCGGACGGTTCTGGGTCGGCAACGCCGACCAGGAGCTGCGGCGGCTGCGTGCGATGGGCGCCACGCTGCCGACGTCGGCGCCGCAGGCCCGGCTGGAAGCCCGGCGGATGTCCGACACCGTCACCCGAGGCTCACTGGTCGACAACACCAACCGGATGATGGCGGGCGACTTCCGGCGTCGCCGGATGGCCAGCCTGCGCACCGGCGCCAATGTCCAGCTGGCGATGCCCAAGCTGCGCACCCCGCTGGGATCCCTGGAAGACAAGAACGTCCCGTTCAACATCGAGGATCGTAAGGAGCGCGCTGAGTGTCGCAGGTGGGCTCGGGCTTTCTACATCACCCACGACTTGGTCCCGCTGCTGGTCGACATTTACGCGCGGTTCCCCTTGGTGGGTTTGGAGTTTCGTAGCACCGACCCGCTGATCGAGAAGTTCTACACACAGATGTTCATGGAGGAGCTGGACTACGAGAACTTCCTGCCCGACTGCCTGGGCCGTGAGTACTACATCGCCGGTGAGGTCACTGCGCTAGCGCACTTCAACGAGTCACTGGGGGTGTGGTCGAGCGAGGAGATCCTCAACCCCGATTTCGTGCGGGTGTCGAAGAGCCCCTTCGTCCAGGAGGAGCGCGTCCAGTTAATGGTCAAAGACCTCGTCGAGAGTCTGCGTGACGGGCCGATGGGCATGGGTGTGGAGGAGGAGACGCGCTCCGAGCGCGAGGAGCGGCTCTACGAGTACCGCCAGCTGGTGCACTACTACCCCGAGATCATCCGCGCCGCCCAGCAGGAGGATGGGCTGGACATCAGCCCGGCCAAGTGGAGCCGCATCGTCAACCGTAGTGCCCCCTGGCACGACTACGGCACGCCGCCGCTGCTGCGCAGCTTCCGCACCCTGATGATGGAGGAGAGCCTCAACGCCGCCCAGGACGCCGTGGCGGACCGCTTGTACTCCCCGATGATCGTGGCCACCTTGGGCCTGGAAAACATGGGCGACGGGCTGCCGTGGATCCCCAGCCAGACCGACCTGGACGACCTGCGCGACGACATGCAGAACGCGTTGATGGCCGATTTCAAACTGATCTGCCACCACATGGGTCTGAACATCGAGAATGTCTTCGGCCGCGAGAGCGTCCCGCGCTTCGACCAGGACTACGAGCGCATCGACCTGAAGTTGATGCAAGCCTGGGGGATTGGCTCGGCGTTGATCATGGGCGGCACGGCGGCCGCTGGGACCTATGCCAGCTCCGCGCTCAACCGTGAGGTGTGCGAGCTGCTGATGAAGTCCTTTCAGAAGAAGGTCATCAGGCACATTTCGGGCCGCATGGAGGTCATCGCGGAGGCCCAGCAGCACTATGCCTACGAGAAGAAAGGCGGCTACCGGCGCCCGCTGTATCGCGAGGTGGTGCAGTTCAACGAGGAGACGGGCGAGGAAGAGATTGTCCGCGTGCCCCAGCTGCTGACCCCCGACGTCGAATTCCGCACCCTGAACCTGCGCGACGAGGCCCAGGAGCGTCAGTTCATGATGATGCTCAAGCAGGCCGGGGTGCCGATCTCCGACAAGAGTTTGGCGATCAACATTCCGATCGATTTCGAGCAGGAGCTGCCGCGCGGCGCCGACGAGACGGTGGACAAGCTGGTGGCCGCTGCCGAGGCGATGGGCAAGGCCCAGGAGATCATCGACGACAAGGGCCTGCCCTACCCAGCCGAGCTGGCCCAGTACCTGATGGCCACGCTGACTCTGCGCCAGGGCCTGGCGCAGACCAAGATGATGGAAGGCCAAGAGCAGCAGCTGGATCAGATGGCAGCTCAGCAGGGCGCTGCCGGGGCGATGGGTGCGCTGCCTGGTGTCCCACCCGCTCCCCCACCGCCGCCGGAGGAGGGTGGCGGCGGTGAAGGCGAGGGGCCCCCGCTGCCCCCGCCGATGCCGCTGCCGGTGGGACCACCGCCGATGGGTCCCAACGGCGCCATGCCTCCGGTGGGCATGCCGCTGCCGCCGCAGATGGTGGCCGGGCTGCATCTGGTCGGCGCCAACGAAAACACCGAGCTGAGAACGGAGTACGACACCCGGTTGCCCAGGCAGCCCAAGGCCCCCTTCCAAGTGAGCGCACCGCACGCCAGTGGTCCCGGTATTTTGCCGCCCGACATGGAGGTCGGCGGCGAAGAACGACACAGCCAGGAGTTCAACGACATCATGGAGCCGTCGCGCAACTACGCCCGCCCGGCGATCAGCGACGATCTGCGCGGCAATAGTCCGCGCAAGGCCAAGCGCACCCGCACCGGCGGGATCCGCAAGCGCACCGAGTTCGAGATGGACCCCAGCTCCTACGGCACCCGCAAGCGCATGACGGAGTCTCAGGTGGAGGCCGCCGTTCGTCGTCGTGAGGCCCAGGCCAATCCGCCTCGGGTGGCCGATTTGATCAACGATCCCGGTTTCTGGGACAGCACCGGCCTGAGTGGGTATGAAAACCAGGTGCGCGGTGCTTTCTATGACATCATGCGGGGCCGCGACGACGAGGACACCCGCCAGTCGATGGAGGTCCTCGAAGACGCGCTGCGCCGCTACGAGAGCAATACGGGGGTGCGGCCGCTATGGTGAGGCATTCAGTGCTCGGCTTCGCCCACGGGGTGCTCGACGTGGTTGAGACGATCGGGGACATGGTGTGGCGCCGCGAGCCGGTAATCTCGGCCGCGCTCAACGGTGAGGCGATGATGCCCGATCCGCCCCCGCTACCCGAGCCCCCGCCACCTCCGGCGGCGCCGCCCCGGTTCGAGCAGTTCGGCCTGAAACTGCCCAACGGCAACATCGCCTGGACGACATACGCGGGGCGAGCGCTGGGCACTCCCCAAGAGCGCGAGCAGCTGGTGGAGGTACTGCGCCGCACCGCCGTCGATCTTTGTTTCGATGCGAATAATTTCCTGAGCCACTACGGCTGGGCTAGACGCCTCGGTGTCCCAGCTGTGCAGTGGGGGGATATCGAGTTGTATCCCCTGGTTGTTGAAGATGAGTCCAAAGATGTTGTGTTACCGGCGTTATCGGACATCCCCGGTCAGCCCAACACCAACGGGTCCTCACCTGGGTAGATATCAGGTAAGGTGACCAACACCACATTCCAGAGCACACACTGAGGGGAAAGTGATTGTCCGATATGATGTCTGACTCCGAGAACACCACAGAGGTTTATTACTTGACTCTGCCGGTCGAGAGTCCCGATCAGGCGACCAGCCTGACCAATTACTTGAACGCGCATGGCATCGAAGCGGTTTCGGAGGATACCGGCGTTACGTCCCCCATCGGTGAGGCGGCGGCGGTCGCGGTGATCCGTCAGCTCCATGTTTCCTGGAAGCTCTTTTGGAAACACTCTGACGCAGAAGTCTTCGGGCTTTCAGTCTACGTGAAGCCAGCCCACTTCTGTTCCGAGGAGTTGCGAACGCCATGAGCTGGATGCACCATGCCGACGCGGAGCAGGAGAAGCACACGGGGGGCATGGTGGCACTTTATCCGCGCAGCGATTTTGCACAGATGCTGGCAGTGCCGGGCGGGGAGCCGGTCGACGATCTCCATTTGACGCTGGTGTTCCTGGGCGAGGACGTCGGCTATCAGGATCCGAGTCCGCTGGTGGTCGCCACCGCGCGGGTGGCCGAATCCTACGGTGAGATCACGGGCCGGGTGTTCGGTCATGCGGTGTTCAACCCCGACGGGCATGAGGGCCGCAGTCCTTGCGCTGTTTACCTAGTGGGTCATTCACCCGAGTTGTCTCAGATCCACACCGATGTCGTGCGGGCTGCCGAAGACGTATTCCCGATCCCCGATCAGCATGAGCCCTGGCTGCCCCATGTAACCGCCGGGTACAGCGACCAGGCTTCTGTTCACCCCAGCAGAGGTGGTTCCCCGTTATCAATCGGGGAGTTTACCGGCGAGGTGATCTTCGATCGGTTGGGCTTGGCTTTTGCCGGAGATACCCAGTTCTTCCCGTTCCATGGCGCGGCCTTGGTGGGGGCTCGTCTCGGTTATCCTCTGTTCCGTCCCCTGTAACTCGTCCTCCTCAGAGCCCGAAAGGGTAGGAGGAGCGATGACTACGATCCACACTGCGCACGGGCCCGGTGAGCTGGTCGAGACCGAAACCGTGCACGGCCGTACGAGCTATCGCGTTCGGGGCCCCGGCTTCGACGTCTGGGTGGACGCCACAGCTGCCCGCACCGCCAGCGGCGACGGACCGCCGGAAAATCTGTTCACCTACCAGTTCTCGCCGGATAAGGTGATCGATCCCGACGCGTACATACGCGGCGCCGCCACCTATGCGATCGGATCCCGAGGCTTCGCTCACGACCCCGCATTGCACGTCAACGAACGCAACACCACCACGCTGCCATATAACCCCACCCCACAGGTAGACGCGCTCACCACGCCGGGGCCCAACCAGAGCTGGGGGCCGGGTGAATTCGGTCAGATCGACCCCGACGAGCGGCTGCGCCCCAGCGACTCGCTGAGCCTGCGCAGCCGTGGCCGCGATACCAAGGGCCCGGGACCCAAGCCGAATCTGTTCGCTACCGGCGCCCACAGCGCGATGCGCGAGCGCCCGCAGATCGTGCTGGGCAGGGACTATCCCCTGCTGCAGGATCCGCACTACGACGACTACGGGCCTGTGGAAAACGAGTATGAGCGTCAGTGGGCGGACGAAGAACCTTCTGATTTTGAGCTTGGACGTGGCACCTTTCCTCAGTATCACGACCAGCATCAGACTCGGCAAGGCGGCATCGAGGAGTACACCCAGCTGCGCCATGAGCCGTTCCATGAGGACAAGCCCTCCCACGTTCCCCGCGAACGTGGCCGAGAGGCCCCCGAAGGCCCCCAGTTGCGACCGAGCGACAATCCGGTCTATCCCTTTGACCGCGTCTCCCCGTCCGGTGAAACGGGTACCGAGATGTTCGAGGGTGACGAGCCCGAGTGGTACAGCTGCCCCGACTGCGGAGCCTGGCACAACCCGTACCGGCACATGAAGAACCGCCGCAGCCCCAAGCCGCCGCGCTCCGACGACATCTTCCAGCCCGCCTGGCGCGGATCCATGGTGTGTGCCAGCTGCCACGAGGCCGAGGGGCGGCACCGCGATCCCTTCGAGCATGACGACTATTTCAGCGAGACACTGCCGCACGGCGCGGCGCCCGAGCTGGTCAAGGATCCCGGCAACGAGACGAACGTCTTCATGAAGCGCGTGCCGGGTCCCGGCAAGTTGAAGGGTGAGCACCGCTACAAGGAGGGACCGTCGTTCTGGGACCGGATGCGCGGCCGGGCGGCCAGCATCTTCGATGACATCGAGCCGCCCACCGACATGCCCGCCCACTTCGCTGACGTGCGTCCGCTGGCGTCCGACTTCATCGACCCCATCGCGACCGCGATGTCAACCATGGAGCGTCAGGCCGCGATAGACGACGCTAGCTATGGTCTGGATCCGCGTGTCGGCATGGAGATGGATCTGGTCCAGTCCGACCCGGTAATTCGCGAAGCGGCCTGGCGGGACGTGCAGCGTAAGGCCAAGCGGCTGCGTAGCGAGGGCCGGGTGCACATCAAACAAAACACTCCTGAGATCATCTCAGCGACCGTCCAGGGCGATCACGGCTTCTACGACTGCATGATCATTCGCGGGAACGTGTTCGATCTTGGTAACCAGTCCGTCACCGCCTGGCGCTGCGGATGTCCGTGGGGACGATGGGCTTTCAAACGCCGTCTAACGTACGTGGGGCGCTTCTGCAGCCATGCCTATGCCGCCTACCAGGAAATGCGTTCAGCGTTCGATCGACCGGGCAAAGGCACCCGTTTCAGAAGGATGTCGGGCGTGGTCGAAGAGTTTAAGAAGTGGGCCGAGGAAAACGGCCAGCCGACCGACATCGACGGGGTGGCTAACTTCGTCACCAAGTCTCGCGATGACGACGACGAGGGCTACACCGAGGAGGAAGTCGCCCAGCTCTACGACTACGCCGAGGCTCACCCTCGCAAAGTGCCTGAGCGCCAGTACGACATCCCCTACACCTTCGATCCCGATCAGGTGTACAAGGAAGGCCGCGAGATGTTGCGGATGACCCCGCACAGCCTCACACCCGACATCCAGTTCGTCCCCGAAGGCGAGCCCGAGCACCTGGTTGACGTCACCAAAGACGAGCGGACCACCACCGGCCCTGGTCAGATCATGACCGACAAGACGGCGGCGCACGACGATGACCACGATGACGAGAAATCACACCAAGAGCCTGACATCGAGCACTTCACCGTCGAGGCCGCCATCCTGCCCCCGTGGCATTTCGCCGACGCCGACACCCAGAGCGTCACCGACCCGGTGCGCAACGCTCCGAGGCCGGATGCTGGGGAGGCCACCAAGGATCTCAACAAGCTTCGCGACGTGATCCAGGAACCGCTCTCCGACAACTTCGGCAGCATGGACGAGCACAACGACGAGATTCGCGACTTAATCGACGACCTGCACGATGCCGGGACCGACGCCAGCTACTTCTCGGCTTCCCTTCACGAGGCTGACGGTGGCTTCATGGACAAGGGCGACGGCGGCTGGCTGGACGGCGGCTTCGCCGGATCCGGCCGCGACCCCAAAGACTGGTATTCCAGTTCGGCCGACTACGTCGACGAGAACGAGCGTCCCAACTTCCAGGACGTCACCAGTCTGCCCGACGGCGACATCCTCAAGTACAACGATTCCGACTCCGAGGTGAACGCCCCTAAGGAGCCCAGTGACCCTGGTGCGGTGAACACCCCCAAGGAGGCCGGGGTGCTGCCGCCCTTCCTGGCCGACCTGTTCTCTAGCGAGACCGGCTCGATCAGCCCGATGGGTCCCAACATCACTCAGCAGGGTCCGCAGGACGTCGCCGGTGGTGCACCGTTGATGAACGCGGGCGACGACATGACCGAGTCGGGCCTGCCTTCGACGGCCAGCCTGCATTACGCCGACGACGATGACTTCAGCAGCGCCGCCGGTGGCGACTTCGACTTCAGTGGGGGTGATACCTCCGCTAATCCCGGCGACTTTACCGGCGGCGGCGGCGCCGGAGCATCCACGATGCCGTTCACCCCCGGGGCCCCCACCAAAGATCCCTTGGGTGGTGGTGGCGGTGTCGGGGGTACCACGCACATGCTCAGTCAGCCGTCCGGTGGCGGTAGTCAGGGCGGCGGCTTCGCTCCCCCCATCGCACCCATCCTGCCCAGCAGTGGTGGTGTCTCGGGCGCTGGGTTCGGCGGCAACACCGGCTTCGCGCCGTTGTCCGGTGGTGCCCCCGGTGACATGGCGAACGTGACATCGCCGGGTACCAGTTATGCCAATCGTCGTCCTTCGATCAGGGACGGTATCCGCGAACGCAATGCTCGTTACGAACGTCGCGTCGCCTTCGATCCGTCCACGCTGCCACCCGGCTGGGGCAGCACCCCGCCCGACCCCGATGACGACGAGAGCCCGATCCCCAAGATCCCTGGCCTGGACGAGGCTCAGCAGATGCTGCCCAAGATCCCGAGTATCCCTGGCATGCCTGGCGGCAAGGGCGGCAAGGGCGGTGGAGGCGGCGCTGCGGGCGGTGAAGCTGCCGAAGGTGGCGAGCTGGCCGAGGCTGCACCCGAGCTGCTGGCGGTGGCCTCCCGGTACGACCACTCCGACGTGGTGCGTCAGTTCCAGGCCACGGCAGCTGCCCGGCAGTACGGTCGTGGCGGTGGTACACCGCAGGGTGATTCCCAGCGCCAGGCCATGATGGGCGTCTACGGCGCCGGTCCAGCTGTGGGCGGTGGTCGACGCGGCACCTTCTCGGACTCCGACATCGCCGGTGCGGCAGCGGGATTCCTGAAGCAGGCCGGGCGTAACTACTCGGCCCAGGAGCAGGCCGACCTGATGAACGAATATCACCCACAGGGTGCACGCAACCTGGACGGCTTAGACCTCCAAGGGACTCATTACGTCCAATGACCGTCGACCTGCGTGACCGCGAGGTAGAACACCGCTTCCGGCGGGCGCTCAAGAGTGCCCAGCGCCAGTTCCACGCGACCTCCATCCTGGCCAACCGCCAGCACAAAGTCGTCGGCCGGGTGGCCAGCATCGGGGAGGACCGCAAGAAGGTTGCCCAGCTGATCCGGCCGTTCACCCTAGCCAAACAAGCCGCTGTGGTGCCCGACTTCCAGTTCCGCGATGGCATGCTCTACACCGCCGTGCGGGCGATCAGCGCGCGCATCAACCAGAACTGGGACGCCTGGCCGTCTGAGGAGCTGGCCAAAAGCTACAAGACGTTTCTGGGCAAACCGTGCTTCGTCAACCACGCCAATTTCGATCCTGATCGGGCACGCGGCCGGGTGGTGGCCGCCCGCTACATCGAGAACGGCAAAGACAAGCACATCCAGGTCATCCAGGAGATCGATGCGCTTCGGTTCCCTAAGCTCGCGCATGAGATCCGGACGGGTGGTTTGGACTCGGTCTCCATGGGAGTCGAGGCCGGGTTCACCATCTGCAGCTACTGCGGTAATCGTGCGACCGATGTGTTCGACATGTGTGACCACGTCAAATTCCACAAGGGCCAGCATCTGCCGGATCCGCGCACCGGCGAGCCCCAGCTGGTCTATGAGAACTGCTACCGCTTGGGCTTCTTCGAGCTGAGCTATGTATTCGATCCGGCGGACGAGACGGCGGTGGTGAGTCAGGTGATCGTGGCCGGGAAGCGCACCGAGGCGGGCAAGTTCGTCAAACGCGAAGGCGCCCGGCCGATCGACCCCGACAGCGAGGTCTACGTCCACTTCAACCGGCACGCGTTCAATCGACAGCGCCGCACCGGCCAGCCGCAGGCTGACCTGTGGTCGATCCGCCAGCCCGATTCCAGGACCGGCAAGCACGTGCGCGGTTACATCGATGACCTGCATCTGCGCAACGCCCGATTGCATGTTCAGCCAGCTGGCAGCCAGCTGTACAAGGACACCTTCTCAGGGGAGCGCGGCGAGGGGGATCGCACCGTGCACGCGGGTATCTACGGGATCTTGGACAAAGGCCCGCCACCGGAGGGTATGCCCATGTCGATCGTCGGCTACAACCCTAAGACCGACAGCACCTTCGTGCACAAAGACACCGGCGAGCCGGTTCACGAAGCTGACCACATCCACTTCGATCCCTCCGGTGCGGTGTACGCCTACAAGGCCGACGGTTGGGGACGCACCGCCCGGCACAAAAAGGCTTGGGGCGAACAAGAAGCTCCCGAAGATATTGACACTCTCAGGGACGATGATGACGACTCTGCCGATGACTACGAGTTCGTCACCCCGTACCGCCCGCGCGAAGAAGACATGCCTTTCCAGAATCCCATCGAATCCCCCGAGGAACTGCAGACCCCCGACTTCGACGAGACGAAGCGGCTCGACCGGACCCAGGAGGAGCAGGGCCTGGACAGCGATCGTCTGGTGGAGGACGTCGGGGAAGTAGGAGCGCCGTCCCAAGAGGGCCAGCAGGCCCCAGAAGCTCAGCCCAGAGCGGCGAGGAAAACAAGGAGGAAGACCATGGCTCGGACACGGACCAGGTATGCCGCTGAGGAGGACGAGGACGACCGTCGCCCCCCGTGGCTGCAGGCAGATGAAGGTGCCCCCGAAGACGAGGGCGGCGAAGAAGACTTCGGTGGTGGCGAGCCGCCCGGCGAATTCGGCGGCGCCGATGAGTTCGAGGGTGGCGGCGTCGAGGACATCGTGGACGACATCGAGGAGGACGTCGACCGGCTGAAAGACGA